GCGTGCTGGCGGATACGATCACATCGACAGTCTCGTAGTTATTGACTGTGTCTTCCTGATACTCGCAATTGATAATGCTGCAATAATCTGCGGATACTTCAATAGGCCCGGTCAGCGCGTCAATCCCGGCGACGAAAACGAGATTGCGAATGCTGACGTTGTTGGCAGCCAATTTGAAATCCGCCGTCACGGCAGTTGTGAACGTGAACGTTGGGCGATCATCCCCTTGTCCAAGTCCGACAACTGTCACGCCAGCTACGTCAATATCCACAGCCGAGTCTGCGGTGAGCGACTCCGCATGATTTGGCATGACGATAATGACGCTGCCTTTGTCCGCCGTGCACTTTCCAACAGCGGCGTCCAACGTCGCCAACGGCGCGTCGTGCGAACCGTCGTAACCATCGCTGCCGTTATTTGAATCAACGAAGAAATATTCTCCGCCGCCTGTTGGAATATCCCCAGCTCCCAGCTGGGGAATTCCGAAACTTGAGAGGCCGTTCGGGTAATTAGTTAGCGCCATAGTAATTATCCTTACGACGTAGCGTTTTCGCCGACAACGCAGCGCGGGTCACAGTAGAAGAAACCGGCGCGCTCGTACGCGGACACTTTCATCGACTTCGTATCAAAATCGATGTCCATATCAGTCTCGAACGGTGTTTTCGTCAGATGGATGAGGCCCTTGACAGTTGTGGTCAGGAACCACCTGTAATTGCTCGTGAAATACCGCATGACGCGATACCCTTTCACGCCGCCCGCAAGCATTGGGATAACATTGACGTCATTATTAGCCGTGCCAGGCCGAAGTTCTGTTTTAGTGAGCCGGATGGCGACATCTTCAAGATGAACAGGCACAAGCAGCGTTTCCGGGAATACATCCTGGAGAATGCCCGCTTCGTCTCTGAATTCCTGACGGATGAGCTTCGCGTTTGCAATCAGCGACGCTTCGTTGAGAGCGAGCGGCGTGCTGTGCGTGTTTGCCCATGTGCCGCCGTCGTACGGATGGCTGGTGCTGAGCAGCGCGACGCCATCGCCTCCGAGCGCTGAATCGTAAGTCGTTGCAGTATTGAAGATATTCGCCGCCTGCGCCTGCCAGAAAGCACGCATGGCCGCCAACAGGCCGAGATTCGCAGGCCGGAAATTGGCTTTGTACAGCCCGTCATCGATGGCTTTGCGCGACATCACATAGCCTGTCGCGGCCTCGATGGGCTCCATTGTCCACTTCCAGCGATCACCCGCATTGTTGTCGTAAGTGATCCCTCCCATCTCAGTTTTCTGAGAAGCTGGGCCGAGATAACGGACAGACAGCGCAGTTTCCTGGGAATACCTAGCCTTTTTGTTCTCAAAAATCCCCTCCCATTCGGGCGGGATGGGTTTGTATTCGCCCTGAATTTTCAGGAGGCCCGGCAGCAGCTGATTCCTGATCGACGCTAATGAGACAACCATGTGACCCTCCCCTTAAATGCCGGTCTGTTGCAGCGCATTGCTGCTGACGAGCACGATGTTGTAGTTGGAGGTGTCGTCTGTTCCGTTCTCGCCACGAGCGGCTACATCGGAATACAATCCCTCGATGTGGAACGGGAGCGTTGCCGTCGTGTTGATAGTCGCTTTGTCAAGCGTCGCGCCCGACTTGGCTACGCCTGACGTTACGGAGCCAGTGCCCATATCAATGTCGCAGTTCATTCCAACGTCCGCGAAAGTGAAGTACGTGCTCGTCGCCTGGACTGCGAACAGCTGCGGCGCGACGCCGACGATAGGGATGAGATACGCGTCAATGTCGGATGAACAGTCACTTCCTGGCCAGTATGTCGCAAATACTTTGCGGCCCAGGGCGTTTGACAGATACTCCACGCCCCACAGGATTCCCGCGTGCTGCGAGACTGCGACTGAGGCCGCGCCCTGCGTGACATATCCGGTGTTGAGGCGCTGCATGGGATCGCCGCGATAGACCGCGGTCGTGTCCGTGTACGCGATTTTGCGCTTAACGAGTTCGAATGTCGCTGGCCCGCCGCCGAGGGTTTTACCGAGCCAGCGGAATCCGAACGGAGCGTTTTCATTGCTCATGTTCAGGTCCCGTTCTCGCCAAAGCTGTGGGCGGCGCGCCCGGCTTGACGTAAAATCCGCAGCAGCCTGCGTGGCGGCTCAATCTTCGTATTTTTCGACAGTACGCGTTTTAACGTTCGGCTGCAACGATGGATCCACACGCTCTCGTTTCTCGCGGCGCATCTGGAAATACACGTCTTTCATCCCATCAGGCAGACGGACGTCAGTATCTGTCTGCTGAAACGATCTGACATATTGCGTGGCGGCTCTCTTGTTGTCCTCGGCAGTAGCCTCATCAGTCAGCGACTGCGGCCTCTCCATGAGTATGAGGCCTCCCCGAATGATGCAATCTCCGTTTTCGGCGCCGAGGCCGAGCCTGGATGGCGGGACCGGACGCCACCCGTTGTCCATCATGGCCGCCATGTCCGCAACGTCTTCTTTCCCATAGACGCTGTGCCTGTTCCATTGATACGACCAGCCTTTTTCCTTGATATGCTCTGGGATTTTATATTGATCCTCAAACTGTCTGTTGCGCCGCAGGACCTCGCCGTCCCGGCCAATAACCTCGCCGCGCTGAAGTTTGGGTTCCCGAACTGTTTCTCTGACTGTTTCTCTGGCGACGCCACGCCTTGGCTTCTCCACGCGATCACTCCTTAAATCTGAAATTCGCCTTGCCGTCTTGGATGGCGCGCTTCGCTTGGGCGTATTCGGCATATGTCATCCCCAGATCGTCCGCTGTTTCCCGCTCCACCTGAGTCAGCCTCACTTGCGTCTGCCCTCCCGCGCCGCCTCGCGATGGCGGCGCTGACGGCACGCGCCCGTTGCTACGACGAGCTTCCCCCGGCACGGCGTCAGCGCTCTGCCCCCCCCCGCGATCTGCTGCGGAGGAGTATCCCATGTGCCTGTCTAAGTACGCAAAATAGTCGTCTGTGTCTGGCTGGAGCCCTGCCGCCGTGGCCATGATATGTCCCGCGTACGCCATATCGCCGCGCCGCGCGTCCGAGAACACGTCCGTCCGATTGCGGCGCAGCCACTCCTGCGTGCGCGGCGAATACGACTGAATATGCTGCTCGATCTGGTCTTCTCTAGACGCTGGCTGCTGCTGCTGCTGACGCGGCGGCGCTTCAGGACGCCGCGTCTCTTTGCTGATCCTGTCAGCGTCTTCCAACCCGGCGTTGAGCGTCGTCAGCCGCGCCTCCGCCCTGGCTATCTCGCGCTGGCGTTTCGCCACAGCCTGGAAATCCGCGGCCTCGTACGCGGCGGCGAGCGCTTGCTCTGCGGCGTCGGCCTTGGCCTGCTCTGCGGCGATCGCGTGTTCGAGCAGAGCTTTGTCGCTGGCGAGGCGACTCTCGCCCTGCTGCCGAGCGGCGTCCTCCAGCTCTGATCGGCGGCGCTTCTCATCGGCGAGCTGCTGCGCATATGAGCCTACGCGCTGTCGCTCGGCCGCCAGCTGCTCATTCAGCACGTCAACGGGATCGCGCTCTGTCGTCTCGGCAGTCTTCTCGTCGGCCGGCGCCTCGTAAGCGTCGATTTCGTATTCGTCGTCAGGCATGGATCACCAGATTAGGTCGGGAGTTTTTAGGCCGCCCATGACAAAATTGTCGAAGATAAATCGGCACGATAAACCGCTGTTGCCCTGAACTTTTACTCCGCATTCGAATGTGTCGGCAGCGCGGTAGAACACCCAGTCGCCTACGTCCGGGGCGGGGCCATCCCAACTGAATTGCCCACTGAATTTGAACGCGGTTGCCCCCATAGCGAGCACTAAGCCAACTTTTCCCTGGTAGCGCTGCTCGTCTTTCGCTCTGTCAGTATACAAAATTCCTCCATGACTTCGCGTCATGTGCGGCGCAGTTGCGACGAGCAATCGATTTTCGTATACATTGATACCAGCGATGGAGTCTTTCAACGCTTCGAATATCTGAGCTTTCGGATCATCACCTTCATCATACTCATGGATCTTTACGTGCATCGCTCTCTTTTTCTTTTTCAAATTCTTCGATCAGCCGAAGTATATCATCAAGCATTTCCACGCGTCCTATCCATTTGGGATACGCGTCAATCGTGACGCCGCGCGCGATTGTCTCAACCATCTCTGCGCGGCGCTCGGCGAGACGCCGCAGCAGGACGGTCCGAAACTCATCGTTCCTAAATCTGGCTGTGACAATCCTCATTGCGAGCCCTGTTTGCTCAGCATAGCAGCAGTCTTCATGCGCTCAATATTCTCTTTCGACGTACGGTCCGCGTCCTTCGTCTGCTGCTGCATCTCAGCCTTCGTAAGCTCGACTTTGCCTTTCATCGCCTCTATTTCTTTCATCGCTTTTACGGGATCTTCAGGAGGCTCGACAGGGGGCGGCGGCGGCTTTAAGAACCTATTCGGATCATTAAATCCTAGTTGCATCAGGCAATATTCATCGACAGCGCGGCCATCGTAGAGATCTGGGCTTTGCCCCTGGAGCTGTTTGAGCGTCACGCACTTAATCATGCGATGCATGTGTGATGGAGAATTGGGATTCGCGACTGGCAGCAAATCCAGATCGTTGAGCGCGTCAACGACCATCGCCTTCAGCTCGTCAGGGATGCGCGCCTTATCGCGACGATAGCGCCATAGCGCCTCAGGGTCCTCAGCGAGCAGATCCCGGAGGATGCTCAGCTCCTCGGCCTGGGCCGCGTGGAGACGCATGTGCACGGCGGACATTATGACAGTCGCCTGCGTAATCTGAGCCAGGATGGTGCCGACTGGGGTCTGTGGATGCCCCTCAGCCACTTGCAGATCTGCGGCGCCTCCCACGCGCTGTCCGGCGGACACGATGTCGCCGACGAGCTGCATAGTGGCGGCGTCGGGTCCTTTGTACGGCAGAGGCATGACAGATTTCGTGATGTCGCCCGTCCCGCCGATATCTACCGGAGCGGCCTCGCCAGGCGCGACGCGGATTGTCGTATTCTGTTGCCTGTTGCCGCTTTTGGCTTGGAGAAGACCTGGGAAATTTGCGAACATTCCGGCGTCAAGCATGATGCGCCAAGCGGCAGTCACTGCGTTCGTGGCGTTCCCGAGAATGTGCAGCAATCCCGTCGGGTAAAAGCCGAACATCGGCACAAACGGATACATGACAAACGTTTTGCGCCTGTTCATATCGCTGTCGTCCTCGCGCCAATCGCGGCGGATTTCGAGGATTTGTCTACTGGCGTAATCGATGGTTATTTTGTACGGGAGAGGGAGCCCGGTCAGCTCACCATCCAGCTCGTGCTCATAGCCTGGGATGTCATAAGAGCATCGCACTTCGTAGATCGTGCGCTGCTGATCCTCAATTCGCGTCTGCGTCTGAGACAGACCCTGAACATCGGCTATCTTGTCATCGATCTCGTCGCGGACTTTCTCTGGCGCCGACAGATCCACATCAAGATACGCCCCGGCGAGCTGCATGCGGCGCAGCGTGACGCGGTCCATCGATATGATGTGCGTGATGCGTGGCGCGCTCTCCAAGTCCGTGGAGTCATTGGAGACGATTAAATCCTTGGCGTCTACTGACTCGATGACCGGGCGGCGACGCAGAGGACAGTGATAGCCCTTTTTGAATCCAGCACCGCTCCAGACGGTCTGAAACAGCATCCGGTCGCTATCCGGATAGTATTCTGGCGCCGCCGTCGTCAAATAATCGTTCATGGCGCGTTCCAGGACATTAGCTTTCATATCGTCCTGGCTATCCGCAAAAACGCCTGTCTTCGCCTTGACCGGCCCCGCCGCTGGCAGCAGCTCCGCCCTGGCCGTGGCGTGCGCGCGCAAAACCGCGTCTAGCATCAGCGGATGTTTGACGCGGCTCGTGCCCGCGACGCCGCTCGCGGACGCCGCCGATCTCATGTTCTCGATCTTGACGCCCAATAAGTCGATGCCCTTGGCGCGCTCCGTCAGCCACTGCGCCCGGCTGGCGTCGTCGTGCTCAACGCCAGCGAGAATGTCCGAGGCCATGTTGGCGAGCACGTCGTCAGGCAGCTGCTCTGCCAGATTTTCATTGTGCTCATACGGCTGCTCCAACGCGGCGCTCACGCCGGGCGCGAAATCGACGAGGACGCCGCCATCGTCTGTATCCGTCACGAGCGGATCTGCATATGTCATTGTCATGCCGGATACAGGGCCTCCTCCTCACGATAGTGGCGCGCCCGTTCCGTATCCGCGATTTCGTCTTCTCGACGACGGCTCAGGAATCCGCCCTGGCGCATGTGCCATAGAGCCTGAGACACGCTATCAGCTAAATCGTCGTGCTCTCCATTTGGAAACGAAGCAAGCTCATCAATGACCATGGTTGCATATTTCCTGTCCGGCGCCCAGACTTGCCCCGCGCTGAATATCGGCTGAACGCGCTGGATGCGGGCGATTTTATCGAGGCTCTTTGGATCTATGAGATGGACAGACCACGGCTCGTCGCCGTGCAGACGATGCATCTCCTGAGCTACTGTGTGGCCGCTGGCCTTAGCTTCGATGAGCAGGCAATCCACTTTGAAATGTTTGCATCCGTCCGCCAGCCATTCGCAAAGGCCCCAATCTTTTTTCGTTCGCGCCCGGTAATCGGAGTCCGTCTCTCCCTGGAGCCGCGGCTGCTCCG